AATTGGCAATAATCAATACGACTAATGCTCATAGGCAATCTCCGTAAAAATTATAATTATAAACTAATATTCATATTTTAGTTTGCGTAAGTCCTATATATGTTGCAATTCCTAATACTGGTTTTTGCATGTCGATTAATTATGGCCCTGAAGAATGTTTAGGTGATTACAAAAGTACGGGGAAATTTTGTAACCATCTAATTGAGGGTAAAGGCGGCGATTCTGATAGCGGCTCTGGCGGCAGCAACACAGGCGGCGGTAACACAGGCGGCGGCAATACAGGCGGCAGCAACACAGGTGGCGGTAACACAGGCGGCGGTAACACAGGTGGCGGCAATACAGGCGGCAGCAACACAGGTGGCGGCAACACAGGTGGCGGCAACACAGGTGGCGGTGGCGGGAAAGGAAAAGGCGAATGCAAGGAAGGCGAAAACTGCGAAGGTGAAGGCAGTTTTTCCGGCTCTTGTGTTGCCAACTTCCAATGTGAAGGAGATGCCATCCAATGTGCTATAGCGCAAGAACAGCATAAACGCAATTGCAATATGTTTGATGAGAAAAATGACGAATCAAATTTATACGAACAGGAAAAAAACAAAGAAGGAAATCAGACAAAAGATTTAGAAAATAATAAAGAAATAGACATCAACGGAAAAATAGACACTTCTAATGTTCTTGGTGGCGGTTCTTGTATAAATGATTTATCCATCAGCGTTATGGGCCGTTTTGTGACCTTACCTATCAGTAGAATTTGCCCTTATCTTACCATCCTTGGAAACATACTAATTTCCATCTCGATGTTAGTCGCATTACGTATCATTGGGACAACCTAAGTATATTTTGTGGTCACTTCGCTTATACTTGACCCCGCGAAAGTGATCGTTACCCGAATGGGCTGAGACAAGTTTACTTGGCTCAGTCGCGCAGCGATAGAGCACGGTTTTTCGCTTGCGAAAAATTCGCCCCAAAACCTTAATTTCCGAAACAACTCGGACAATTGAAATGCCTATATTCATTGCAGCCATTGGAGGAATGCTAATAAATTTGGTGGGAACACTTGTGGGCCGTGTACTCATTGCGCTTGGAATTGGTGTTGCTACATTTACCGGCATCCAAACCACACTAAATTACTTAAAAGAAAGCGCTGTAAACTCCCTTGGTGCCTTGCCGTCAGAAATGCTAGGCATGCTTTCATTGATGAAAGTTGGTGTATCTATCAGCATCATAACCAGTGCCATAATCGCCAAATGGATAATAAATGGTCTTTCTGGCGACACATTCAAACGCTGGATATATAATTAATGCTTTATCTTATAACAGGTGCGAACGGCGCTGGTAAAACCCTAAATACACTTAAATGGGTACGTCATCGGCAATTAGAAGAAAATCGCCCTGTATGTCACAATGGGCGATTTGAACCTGTAGAAGGTGGCGTATTATCCAATTGGAAAACCATTGACATTAAAAATTGGCAAGAAGAACCAGACGGCACCATCTTTCTTGTTGATGAATGCCACAATGATTTTCCTTTACGTCCACCCAGTGGAACCCCTCCCGAATATATTCGTATGCTGGCTGAACACAGACGGCGCGGATTTGATTTTTATCTTGTCACCCAACATCCACAAAACATTGACGCATTTGTACGCCGTTTGATTGGCCCGCCTGGTTGGCACAGACATTTAAAACGTAGCTTTGGTGTGGATGTGGTCAGCGTTTTGGAATGGTCGGCAGTTAATCCCACCTGCGAAAAAGAAGGCTCTGGAAAAAATGCCATTGTTACCATGCAGGCTTTTCCCAAGGAAGTCTATGGATGGTACAAAAGCGCCAGTTTACACACGGGCAAAAAACGTATACCTTTCAAAGTTTGGCTATTCTTTGCTTGTTTAATTTGCATACCTTTTGTAATCTGGTTGGCTTTCTCCATGTTACCGGGTAAAGGGAACCAAGAAACAAATGATGACGTATTGCAATCTCCTATCGCTTCAGCCACTTTTTCCAAAACTGAATCCTTCTACACTTCACAGATACTAACTCCATCTCAATGGTTGGAATCAAGGACACCACGTCTTCCCAATTTTCCGCACACAGCCCCCGTTTATGACAAAGTCACAGAACCAACCCTAGCGCCTTATCCTGCTGCCTGCATTAAAATGGGCGAAAACTGCAAATGCTACAGCCAGCAAGCAACACAATTACGAGTGGATATAAATGTTTGCCGTTATATAGTTAAATATGGTTACTTTGTGGACTGGCAGCAGGAAAAATCAGAAAAAATAACAGGGCGAAATGAGGTATCTTCTTCTTTCCGTAGTAGACAAATTCAAGAACCGTAAGGTTCTTGTGGACTTGTTCGGCAGAAGTATGGAGAACAAAAACTTGTGATTTTTGACTACAGGGCATGCAATCATAGGGCATACTTCTTTGGCATCCTTACGTCAACCCATGCCCAAGTTTGGCGCTGTGGGAACGCCTTTAGCGATACACCTTGTGCAGGTGGTACACAGGTTGATGTCAGTCCGGCCATAGTGAACCATTCCGGCCCTAAAACAACAATACTCAATCTGTGTAAAGTCCCTGCCAGCAAACAAACATGGTGGCTTTCCGACACTTGCGCTTCTCGTGGCTGGACTTTGATGCGTACTGAACGGGTACCGGCTAATATTCCTTGGGCACAGCAATTGGAGGTGGCACGCGGCAAACACCGTGAGGCGGAAGCGTTGAAAACACCTGCTCCTGTTGCTCGTCACAGCGATAATAACTCTGGTAAAAATGAACGCATTCGAGAATGCGAACAACTTAATAAACAGATAGAGAATATCGATAATCGCGCTCGCCGTGGTGTTTCTGCACATGAATCCAATCGACTTCGCGAGGAGCGTAGGGAGCTACGCGACAAGCAATACAGGCTACGTTGTTAATCAGGGTGATTGGGTTAAATCAACAATGTGGACTTTATTCAAAAATTCCAAATGGTCTTCTATGATTTGAAAACAGTTCTCCAAATCATGTAGTACACCAGCATCTCGCAACAATAGCACCCATTCCGGTTGTCCGTCTTCATCAGGTGCCAAAAATTGACCTGTTTCTAAAGATTGAATGACGTACATAGATATTCCAAATGGTCAATATTTCACGTGAAACATGATATTTTTGCTGGATTCATGTTTTAGATGACGCGATATTTGTTGTTGGAGAGGCAGATGTTGATTCACGTTGAACGGTTTTAGGGCGAATTTCCACAAGCACCATTTTGGAACCATCTTGCGAAGCGGCTGATACTTCAAAAGTAGCAATGGCCTTCAAAGGTAAAGCATTCCCAAGATGTGTCCATTTGTCAAATTCCTTGGCATCTCCAAATTTAAACGGGCGCGTGGCTTTGCCAAGGCTGCGGCCCGCTGTGTTTTCCGCTAAATCGACCTCACAATGAAATGTGGTGCTGCTGAAGCTGCGGCCTTCTATGCTGCCTTGGCTTTCTTTGATGCCGTGTACGATGACTTCTGATTGAAATCTCATGTTTTTTCCTTGGTGGTCAAGATTTAGGAAGGCGCAAAGGCGGGACCAGCACCTGCACCGTCTTGGGTTCTGTTGAAGGCGTTTTGGAATGCTTGTTTGATTTCCGACAGGCTGAAACGGCTCAAGCGGCGAGGGAGGGCATGACCCATCAGCATTTCAAGAAAGCTGTCGTGATCAAGGTTGTCCAGTGCTAACGCAATGCTGGCGGCCGCTGTGTCTCGTAACCAACGCACATTGCGGGTTACTTCGGCTTCTATGGTTTCTTCTGCCAACCGTTTTTGACAGGCGATTGCTTCAGGTGTTGGAACCAGTATTGGTTCTGCTTCCCTCAGTAGTGCGGCGTGGTAGTCGCTGGCTCCTGCGAACCAGTCTTGTGGGCGGCGCAGCATGTCACTGTTGAGGACACGTATCTTGTTGCCGTAGCGAAGTTCTGCGCGTAACCATTGGGTAGCGTCTTTTTCGCCAAAGAGCTGATAGCCTTTTTCGTAGAAGTTGGTTTGTTTGCCCGCTTGCTTGCTGCCTATGTAGAAGCTGCGACCTTTGCCGTTGCACCAGTCGCCCACCATGTTGCAACTGGGGCGTTTGCCATAGACGTTGCATAGACCCGCTTGGTAGTCATTTTTGACACGTTCAATGCCGCCTCGCAGTCCGTCGAAGAAGTCTAGGGCGAGGTCAATTCTGGTTACTTTGCCGCATGATTCGTCTATCAAGTCGGCTACTTTTTCACGCCAATCTACAGGGGCAAAGGTGCACGCGCTTCCCCAGAGGTTTACATGCAAGGTTTTTGCCTGCGCTCGTTGTTTGCGACTGGTGCTGCTGGCAAGGAAGCCCACCCAGCCTACTTCATGGTCATTGCGTTCAATGGGGAAACGGTACTTGTAGAAGTCGTGGCCTTTTTTGATTTCAGCGGAAGGCAAGAAACCATCCCCGATGGGCAGTACAGACTTTGCGGCAAAGTTCCAGCGCTTGGATTCCTGCGAAAAATTCATCCTCTGGAAGTTCATGTACCAAGCGACACAAGTCTATCCAGCGCCTTTCCTTTGGTGTGCCTTCCATGTAGCGGCGAAGTCCCTCGCCTTCGTGGGAAGGAGGCGGAAACAAAAAATCAATTTCAGGCGTAGGGGAGGTTTTGAGCGGACAAGTGAAACGAAGCCAATCTACATGTACCACACTGCCCGTTTCTATGCGCTCTGCTAGTAGCCTGTGTTTGATTTCTGTACCTTCCAGTACTAACGCACAGCTTTTGGAGTGTTTCCCAAGACGGGAGCCTGTGGGGCGGGTCACCAAACGTTCTCCCCGTGATTACCATCGGGGAGAGGCCGACGTA